GAGCGGTATCAGTTGGATCCCACAGCCAGTGTGTCTACTCCTACCTGGGATTTGCCTGAGGGGACCGAACTTCGTATTACTAGTGATGGGTCAGATCCAGATCCCTCCAGTCCATCCGTGGCACAAGATCCACGCGAGCCAAGCTTCTCCGGTGTCTACAAGGCTTCTGCCTATGATCCAGTCACAGGCTGCTATTCCCCGCCCAGGACGCTCGTTGTCGACAAGGTTTGGGATATTTTTACCAATCTTCTCATGTTCGGCCAGAGTGGAGGAGCAGCAGGCTCCTGTAGAGGCGTGGACTATCACAGGTACCCGCGCATGGGCCCCGGAGGAAAAGTAGTACTCGTGGAATATGCTAGTTATGCGGGGGATTCCTGCTACGCGTTGGCTGGAGGAGAGGAGGGATACGCTGCAGGAATCCTCGCCTCAGCCATAGCCTCTTCGAAGCTAGGGGTGCCTTTTGTGGTCGGGCCGGGCCATCCACTGACTCGATCCTTCAGCGCCTGGTGGCAGCCTTTACCTACAGAAGATCCGGGAGGCGATTATGCAGACTGGGGGGACGGCTATTACAAAGTGGCTGTGACGTGGAGCGAACTTGGTGGGTGCACCTTTAAGACGACCTACAATTTGAGGCTAGTACCTAAGGACATGGGAGGAGCTGTGTTTCTGAACTATGGCGACACGGAATTGAGCACACCTGTTAGCGGGGCTACGGGATCGGATGCGGATACCACGAAAATCGACCAGGCGATAAAGGATCTATGGACGCAAAAGATTGGCTCTTCCTTGGGTGCGGTTACACGCTGCGAATTTCGGCTCTCTGCGCTCCCAGCAGGCACGTGACATGCTATGAATACAGCGCTCCAGGAAGCGATTAGGGAAGCTTATGTTTGCGTCCCCTCTTCCGTTGTCATCCATGAGACCTTGCAGATTCGACAGACGGGCGTACAGTCCTCTGTCTTCCTTGTGCGGTCTATCATAGGGATCACCGCCAAGTTAGAATCGGGAGTTTGGCAGACGTTCGAGCCTTGTGGATTTAAGTTTACTCTACCTCCTACAGATGGCACTGGAGCCCCCTCTGTCACGGTACAAATCGACAATGTAGGGAGGCGAGTTCTGGCATTTATCGAAGCGGCCAAATCTAGCAAGGTGCCCGTGGAATTACTTTATCGCCCCTACATCAGTACCAATCTAGAGGTGCCCCAGATGAATCCTCCTTTAGTTTTGTTTCTGAAGGAGATTCAGGTGACTTCTTTAATTGTAACCGGTCGGGCTACGTTTATGGATCTGATCAATCGCAAGTTTCCTTCTCAGCTTTATACGCGAGATCGATTTCCGACGCTGGGATAATGCACTGGTGTTCAAAATATCTTCTACTGCCCTATTGCTCTGGAGGCCGGGACTGGAAAGGTGTGGATTGCTGGGGGCTGCTGTACTTGGTATACTGGAATGAATTCGGCATCAAGCTGCCGATCTACCCTGGGCTGAATGTTGAAGACGTGCGGGAAGTATCCCATAGGATCTTGCAAGAAGTTCAGCAAGGATGGACTATTCAGGCGCAACCTAAAGAAGGCTATGCTGTGGGAATGTCGCAAAGCAAGCAACTCCATCACGTAGGGATCTATATCGAGGCCAGTCGTGGTAAAATCCTGCATACTTGGAACCGGCAAGTACGGCTCGACGATTGGTATGGGCTACACTTGCTAGGGATCCATACGATCCAGTATTACCGGCACCACCTGTATGATTTATGTCATCGAATCCCTGAATCCGTTTGAGCCTCTTTCGACTCGAAGTCATGTAGAACCTGCCCCTTGTACGGTGGCGGATTGGGTAAGGAAGTACGTGCCTGGTGGAGATTTCTCTTCTCCTACCATCTGTCTTGTCAATGGGCAGCCCCGGTTGCGGGCACACTGGTCGGATCCTGTTGAGGATGGGAGTGTGATCAACTTTGTGGTCTTGCCTCAGGGGCCTGCGGTATTTGCTATCGTGGCAATCGTATTGGCTGTGGCGGCTGTAGCGGTGACGTTTCTGATGCCCGTTCCCAGCGCCGCAACGGGAGGAGGGCCTGAGTCGGATCCCGTGTACTCACTTCAAGGACAGCGTAATTCCATCCGGTTAGGTGAACCTATTGAATGTGCCTATGGCAAGAATCGGATCTTCCCTAGCTACGCCTCACGTCCCTACTTCGAGTATCGGGACAATGATCAGTATCTCTTTAGTCTCTTTTGTGTGGGGCAAGGGTCCTATGAGATCCATTCCGTTTCTATTGGCGAGACTGCACTCTCGGAATTTGAGGAGGTACAGTACGAGATAATTCCCCCAGGAGGAACTGTGACACTGTTTCCGACTAGTGTGTACACTTCATCGGAGGCGGGAGGCCAGAAGATCCCTGCTCCTAATGAGGACGACTATCCAGACCCGGACGGATGGGTAGGTCCCTTTGTTTGCAATCCGGCAGGCACACAGGCCACGGAATTGCAAATCGATCTAGTCTACCCCAAGGGGATCTATCATATGAATGATGAGGGAAACTTGGAGAACCGTACCATCACTGTAGAGGTTGGCGTGCGCGAGATCGACGATGAGGGAAACCCCATTGGAAGTTGGAGTCCTATATTTTCCGTGGATGGGCAATTGACGATTACTGCCAAGACCACTACGCCTCAGCGTCGATCCCATCGGCAGTCTAGTGTGGCTCCGGGACGCTACGAGATACGCATGAGGCGCACGGACAATTTCGACAACAACTATCGCACCGGGCATGAAGTTCAATGGGGAGGAATGCGGGCCTATTTGTCCGTCGATATAGACTATGGCAACGTCACATTGTTGGCAGTGATGGCGCGGGCAACGAATAACCTCAACTCCCAAACTCAGCAGCTTGTGAATGTGCTCGCAACGCGCAAGCTGTCCACACGAGACATTGCTGGCAATTGGTCTGAGCCCGTCGCTACTCAGAGTATCGTCTGGGCTCTTGTGGATATTTTGCGCTCTGTGTATGGAGGGCGGTTGGACGATGACAGCTTTTTCGACTGGCCCACACTTCAAGCACTCGAATCCCATTATGCGTCTCGAGGGGATACGTTCGACTGGATCTTTCGGGACCCCTCCACCGTGTGGGAGGCGTGTCAGATGGCGATGCGAGTGGGACGGGCTGTGCCATTGCTTAAGGGCAGTCTGGTCACGGTGAAGAAAGATGTGTGGGATGAGGTGCCCGTAGCGATCTTTACCCCGGACAATATTCTCAAGGGATCCTTCGAGTGGCAAATCCGGCTATGGGAGGCGGGGGACCACGATGGCTTGCGTGTGGAGTACACCGATCCGGATAAGGGGTATAGACAAGAAGCCGTTGTGGCGTCCCTACCTGAGGAGTCTGGAGCAGATCGACCTATGGACGTTCGCCTTTGCGGATGTAGCAACCGAATTAAGGCGTATCGAGAGGGCATGTATATGCTTGCTGCGGATCGGTATCTTCGGGAGAATGTTGTATTCGAGACTGGCCTCGAGGGACTCATCCCTTCCTACGGAGACGTGATAGGTATAGCCCATGATGTGCCTCAATGGGGGCAAGCGGGATATGTGGTACATGCAGAATACTGTTATTCTAGTTATTATCAATTGTGGCTTAGTGAGCCGGTACGGTTCGAGGAATCTGGCACGCATCAAATCTACCTCCGATCCTCTACAGGGGGTGTGTTGGGACCGTTTACGGCTCTGGAAACTGCGAGTACGAGGCAAATCCTTCTGAACTGGACCGAAAGCGAAGCCCCTGATTTCTTGCTTGGCGGGTCTACGGAACCTGTGCTCTTTGTTTTTGGTGCAGTGGGGCAAGAGGTACGGTACTGGAAGGTTCTAAAAGTGGAGCCACAAGGGGGCGAGAAGATTCGGATCACGGCAGTGAATCTGGATTCGCGGATCTACAGCTACGATACAGAGTCCCCTCCTTCTGCGGTATCGATTGACGGGCCTTCTGCGGTGCCAGAATACCCAAAGGTGGACCGGCTTGTTTTGTCTCGACTTGCTTCCTCCACTCCGATGATCCAGGCTCATTGGAGTGCAACCTATGGAGTCAGCTCCTACATTGTGCAAATCTCCCAAGACGGATCTTGCTGGAGTGATCTCCTTACTACATCCTCGACGGGATTGGTACTTGAGGCCGCTCCGGGGACCAATTACGTCCGAGTCGCAGCGGTAGGCGGGCTGCAAGGGGCTTGGACACAGGCCTCTTTGGATCTGTCGACGCTCGCGGGACTGGACGTCTCCATTCCGTGGAATGGACTAGGATGGGGGGTGCAATGGTGGCCTTATCCGTCTGCACTGGGCTATCGGGTGCGTGTTTGGGATCTCACAATAGAATCTACGCCCGTGCTCAAGCGTACGGAGGACGTGACTAGCACGTCTTATTTCTACTCCTACTCTAAGGCGCTTGCTGATGAGAACGTGGTAGGCAGCATGCGAGTAGCAGTGGACGTGCGTGTGCTGGACGAGGAAAGCGGAGAGATGCGGGAGACCGGGTATCCAGTCGCACTCGATTTGGTGGAGATTACAGAGGCTCCAACGGACTTAGCCTATACCCAGACTGGAGTAGAGTCAGACGGGGTGCTTTATCTGCTATCTTGGATCGTGCCGGAGGAGGAAGATTTAATTCGTCTACGACTCTGGATTTCTCCAGATCCAAACTTCTCCCTCGCCACTACAGCGCCTTACCTCGACACTACATTGTCTTCCCCTGGTTACGCGGAACTCCCCAGCACTATAGATATCAAGATACCGTATGATTCTAATGGTGGACATGAGGCATACTATTGGCAGGTCGCAGTGAATGGAGTATGGGACCAAACGGCTCTCTCGCTTAATGTCTCGTCCAGGGCAACGATACCGGCACGAGAAGCTTAATCTAGAAGTAGCACCTTCCCAACCGTGTAAGCCTCATCGTGGGTAACCATGAGGATTTGGACGCCCGTATCTGTGGCAAGTGCTTCGAGCATGGCTCGAATCCTTGGTCGATATTCCGCGGAGACAAAGCGAAAGGGCTCGTCCAGTACCAGCAGCTTCCGCAGGCGTGGGCGATGCAGAAGTAGACAGGCAAGTCTTAGAGCAAAGGCTGCTACATCTACTACTCCTCCTCCACTCGAGGTTAATGGATCCATGTCTAGCCCCTGTCGCCGAAATCTTAATTGTGCTTCCGTACGTCCGCGTTTGCGTTCAAACTGAATGCAAAACTCATAAGGATTGTCGAACACACTGGACAAGCAGGAAGAAACTATGCGAGCAATTTGGTTGTGGACGTGTTGCTGGGTAGCTTGGGCCAGGTGCTGAAGAATCTGTTGGGCTTCTATTGCTGCTTGCTGTCGGCAGCGAGCCTCTGCGAGGGCCCTCTCCTCCTCCTCAGCAGTCTTCTCTAGCCGTTCCAGGTCCACCTCGATTTGGTGAACCTCTTTGTCCTCGGCTTCCCAGTTCATAGATCCTAGTTTTTCTTCCACTTTGCTTGGTAGGCGGAGAGTGTGGCTTCGAACACTTCTTCTTCCTTACGCATTTCCTGCTCCAGATCCGCCAGTTTCTCCTTTGCCTCAGCGAGGCTGCTGCAGCTAAATTCTTCTTGGAGCTGTCGCATGATCTGCTCGAGGCTACCCTGAGCGCGGTCTGCCTCAGCCCGGGCCTCTTCGACTTGAGCTTTGAGACGAGCGTATTCTTTTTCTGTCAATGGCTTCATATGTCTATTCAATCGAGGTTAGCAAGATCTCCCGGACCTGAGGGGAAATCAGATCCTTTTGGGATTTGATGTGCTTGCGAACAATAAGGCGAAAGTCCAGGTCCGGATCCTTGAGGCTTTCGAGCTTTTGCAGGAACTCCCTCATATCTATTGGGGCTTCGGATGCGGACAGCTCATCCGTAGAGCGGAACAGGTCCATAGATGTATCCAAAGGCAAGCGATCCGTGGATCCATCGGAGTAGATACGTACCACGGAAGGAGAGAGCTTTATTTCATCGTGCTTTCGCCGAATGAACACCCCACAGTTCTCCACTCGACATTCTCCACACATAGCGGTAAAGGGGATATGATTGTCGCCAAAGAGCGCCAGATGATAGTGCCTGCCCAATGTGCTTCGATGAGCATTAATGTGTGCCTGTTCTGGGGCATCAGGAAATCGGCTTCGATTACTTTCCCAACAGTAGCGGTGGACGACGGCAATAGATAGAGCTGTTGTAGGCTTGGATGGTGGCGTAATGGTTTCCTCCCATCCAAATCCGTACGCCTGCATCGAACTTGTTAGTGGCATCGGGCCTGAGAGCAGACTGTAGATCTTTCCAGCTTCCACAAGCACGCCATACCCGGATCGATGCAGTAGGTCCAAGCGCTGATAGGGTAGATCATGTTGCCCCGGCACGCACCACATACCCTTAGGTAGATGGACTAGAGCAAAATAAATTAGCTCTGTAGGAGGGTTCCACCGATCAAAAATATCTCCAGCACAAAGGATAGGTAGCCCCTGGGCCTCCCGTTCCAGTTGCTGTAGGTACCGAGCCTGCACGGCCAACCAGTCCGTATCGGCACGACATGCGGGAGCCTCCAACGACAGGTGCAGGTCCGCACATGCTAGAGCCACGAGCTTGACATTATTTTTCATGAGACTCTGGGAACGGTTGACCACATGTGGGACAAAGGGCTCCACTTAATTCCTTTGTCATTCGATCTCGCCTCTGCTCATACTTAGTTCGAGCTGAATCGGCTTGAAATTGTTGGGCTACTGTACGCTCTACCAAATCCCGGAGTAGGGATCGACGCTGCTCCATGCACGCTACTCTACGGTATAGGGCCACCAGCGCTTCCAAAGGCGGTGGCGTTCGAACGCTACGGTATCTACAGGCGTCTTTGAGCAAGGTGTCAAGGGTCTGATACCGCGTAGCCGCCAAAGTGGCGCTACGGGCGGATTTCCAGAGAGCATAAATGTCCTCAAAATGTTCCTGGTGCCTCTGGAAAAGCTTACTTGCTTGAGATCCTGAGTTTACTGCTTCTCTCAGTTCCTGGTACTGAAGGGTAATTTGTTCAAGCTTTTTCTTCAATAGGCTCAGTCTGCGAAACGCTTCTATACGGTCTCTCTGTGGGACTAGGGAGGCAAGATGGGTGCGATGTGTCTGGAGTCGTTCTTCAGAGACGGCTACTCGCTCCCGACTTCGGTTTACCTCAGCAGCAACTTTGCTAAGGGAGCTGTCAATAAGAGAAAGATCTACTACAGAGTTTAGCTGACGACTTACCTCCGGAGCACTCGCCGAGAGCCAATAGGCGGGATCATGTTGCTCTTGAAAGTTGAGATCCGATACGGCGGCTATAGCCGACACCTCTTTCGGTACCCCAAGACCAAAAGACTTATACACTTGACCATCTATCAGGTACTCGTTCCGTGTTCCTCCTGCAGTTCGCAATCGCACGATCTTGTGCCCCTCCACCCGCACGGAAACGTAAGCGCAATTGGCTCCCTGGCGAATGAAGTCTTCCCCCGGCAGATGATTTTGTAGCGCCCATCGCAATGCACGAAGCACGGAGGATTTGCCGCTATCCGACGGTCCGCGGATCGTAGTAATAGCAGGAGCAAGCTCTACCTCGAACCTCTTGTGAGCCTGCCAGTTCTTGATATGAAGGCTTCGGATCACGTGGTTTTGGAGGATAAAGAAAGTTTGCTTATGTCAGAAGGAGAACAAAAATCCAAAAAATCCTGCAGCTTCCAGCCCATGAAGTCGAACACTCCTAGATGGGAAACAAAGCGGTAGCGGGCGTAAGAGACATAGACCGGAGCGGGAGGCAGTAGTAGAGCAGCCGAAGAGGGGATAAAGATCAAGGTGTCTCGCCGGTCCCGCTTCAAAATTAACATCCAGTAAGGAGCCTCGGATAGGACCGTTTCTCGCTTTAATTGGCCGAGCACTTTTGCAAAGGGCCCCGGACGTGGCAGGTCCAGTACCTCTCCAGGATGAGAACAGTACGCTCCTCGCTTAAGCTCGATAGTGAACCGCTCTAAGAGCGGGATTCCTATGGGATCTAGTGCAGTAATGTCCCCGTAGGAGCCCGCAGTACTCAATCCCTTTGCTCCTCGAGTTGTGGCCCGTCCTCCGCTTTGGGCCGTGCGCCAAAATACATCATCTCGCTCCCCTTGCGTCCACCAGAGGCTGAGTTGTCGCGAGATGCTTCGTTCGAATTGTGACCCTTTTGCTGCTCTATTACTCATGTATATATTATTATCTCGAGAGCCCCGCGATTCTCCTCAAGCGTTGCAATTCTTTGGCGGGAGCGGATCCTGGATCCTTGGCATCTAGGGCTATGGATGTAGTACATCCGGCAAAAGGAGCCAACGCGGCAGCCAAGGCTCTGGCACTTCTCTGTCCCTCTATCGTCGAATCCAAACAGATGTACCTTCGAGCAAATCGGCTCAGAAGGCTTACCTGACTCAGAGAGTAGGCAGTACCAAATAAGGCTACCGCTCCAGGACCCACAGCCCAAGCATCGACAGGTCCTTCGACTACCACTACGGACGATCG